AAGCGCTAGTCCGTGAGCGTATTGAGGCAGGAAAAGAAATGCCAACGGAAATCTTTGGGGTATTCTCAGAGAATAAGACAACAATAAAAAGGAACAAATAAACATGAACCAAGTAGCAGAAAAAAAAGAAGGAGCATTAGCAACATTTGATATGGAAGCTGATGCAAACAAAGGCGCTCAAAATATATCGCAAGAAGATCTTGCGTTGCCTTTCTTAAAAATTTTGGGCCAACTATCTCCAGAGGTAAACAAAAGAGATGGTAAATATGTCGAGGGCGCAGAGCCAGGCAAAATAATAAACACTGTAACCAATCAGTTGTTCGACACATTACAAGTCGTACCAGTCTTTTACAAAAGACAATACATTGAATGGCAAGACAGAGGTACCAGCACTGGTGCACCTGTTGCAATTCACGAGGCAGACAGTGATATAGTAAGTCAAACCACTAGAGGTAAAGACTACAAAGATAGATTAGCAAATGGTAACTATCTTGAAAATACTGCAAGCCACTTTGTATTAACTCTTGGTGATAATCCGTCTTCAGCTTTGATTTCTATGAAGTCTACTCAACTTAAAGTTAGTAGAAAATGGAACTCAATGATGATGGGTATCAAAATGCAGGGGAAAAACGGTTTGTTTACGCCGCCAACTTACAGCCACATTTATAATCTATCTACTGTTCAGATGTCTAATGACAAAGGAACATGGTTTGGTTGGGATGTATCAAAAGCAGGACCAGTCACAGATAAATCAATCTATGATATGGCAAAAGCTTTTGCTGAATCTGTAGGTAAAGGTGAGATCCAAGCTAAACACGGTACAGAAGAGACTACAAAGTCTAATTCAAATTACTAGATCCTAGGTAGTGGGCGTCTAAGCGAGAGTGGAAACGCCCACTTAAATATATGATTGAGAAATTTAAAAATATATTTGAAGGATTGGACCGTGCGCATGGTGTCACTATTGTAGGTGAATCAAATGGTAATGGTACAAAGGTAAAAGGTAAATCCTTTGTTAAGAGAGAACCAGTCACAAACGAATTATGGCAAAAACATTTAGACGGAATAGATAGTTTAGGTGTTATACCAATCAATGATGACAACAAATGTAAGTGGGGATGTATTGACATAGATTCTTACGCAGGCTTTGATCATCAAAAACTTATAAACAAAATTAAACAATTTAAATTACCACTGATAGTATGTAGATCTAAATCAGGTGGTGCACATGTATTTTTATTTACAAAAGATTATGTGTCTGCAAGTTTGATGCAAGATAAACTTAATGAGATAAGATCTGTGTTAGGTTATGGTGGATCAGAAGTATTTCCAAAACAAAGAGAATTAAAATCTAAAGATGATACAGGAAACTTTCTTAACTTACCATACTTTAATTGTAGTAATACGACGAGGTATGCCTTTCTCGAGAGTGGCGAAGCTGCTACACTAGACAGTTTTTTTGAATTACAAGAAAGATATAAACAAGAAGACATTAGCAAAATAGAAGTTAAAAGACCAGAAACACCATACTCTGATGGACCACCATGTGTAGAACTTATGGTACAAAACAAAGTAGGAGAAGGTGGTAGAAACAATGCACTGTTTCATTATGGTGTGTATGCAAAGTCTAAGTGGCCAGAAAATTGGAAAACAAAATTAATATTATTTAACGAGTCAGCAATGGCACAACCATTGTCAGATATAGAAGTAAACATCATAACAAAACAACACGAGAAAAAAGATTGGGGTTACAAATGTAATGATCAGCCTATGTGTAGTTTGTGTGATAAGAAACTATGTAAGTCGAGAAAGTTTGGTATAGGACAAGAGATAACATTTCCTAATCTTACAGACCTACAGGTTGTTGCATTAGAAGAACCATACTATTACATGAATGTAGATGGTGATAGATTATATCTCGACTCTGCAAAACATTTAACAAATCAAAGTTTATTTCAAGAAGAGTGTGTGAAACAATTACGATTTAACCCACCAACATTAAAAACAAATGATTGGAAGAAATTAACAAATATACTATTGGAGAACGCAGAGGTAACAGAACCAGCAGAAGGCACAGGTACAAAAGATATACTACGTAATTATCTCGAAGACTATTGTGTAAATCGGATACAAAAAGATGATTTCGAAGATCTTAAAAACGGTGGTACCTATACTAAAGAAGGTTCTCATCACTTTGTATTTGATAATTTCTTTCATAACTATTTAACTAGAAAACATTGGAAAGTACCATATCAAAGAACATCACAAATGTTAAAAGACAATCTACATTGTACAACTAAACGTGTGGGTCGACACAAGCTATCTGTATTTGCTGTGGCTAGATTTGATAAACAAACAGAAACATATAAACCAAAACCATTTAAGAAAGATAATTATTAATGAGAACAATAATTTATGGACCACCAGGTACAGGTAAAACACATACGTTGTTAAAAGAGGTAGAAATTTTTTTAGAATCAACACCACCAGATAAGATTGGTTATTTTACATTTAGTAAAAATGCAGCGGAAGAAGGTAAACAAAGAGCTGTTAGTAAATTTAAATTATCTTTTAATGATTTACCTTATTTTCAAACACTACATTCATTTTGTTTTCAACAACTTGGATTATCTAGAGATCAAGTTATGAAAGAAAAACATTATAAAGAATTAGGTGAGAAGATGGGAATAGAGATAGAAGGTACACAACAAGACGAAGACCATGACAGTGTATTCTATTCAAAGAATCCATACATACAATTAATAAACATAGCACGATCAAAGGAAATAGATCCTGTAAAGTATTATCATCTTACAGATAACCAACAGGTATCATTAAACAAATTAAAAATTATATCAGAAGAGTTGGAAAGATATAAATTAGAACATGGATTGATTGACTATCCTGATATGATAGAAAAATTTTTAGCTACAGGAGAAACACCAAAACTACGTGTAATGTTTGTTGATGAAGCACAAGATTTAAGTTTAATACAATGGAAGTTAGTAAGACAAATGGAAGAAGCATCAACAGATTCTTTTATTGCAGGAGATGATGACCAAGGTATTTACAAATGGAATGGTGCACACGTAAACACATTTATAAATTTAGAAGGCACAAGAAGAATATTAGAACAATCATACAGAGTACCTCAAAAACCTTTTGCTCTTGCAAATAAAATTATAAAGAAAGTTAAAAATAGAGTAGAAAAAAAATATTATCCAAAAGATGAAGAAGGATCTGTAAATCGTTGTCAAAGTTTACATGATGTAGATTTTACAAAAGGTAAATGGTTAGTATTAGCAACAGCTAACTATATGTTAGGAGATATTGGAGATGTGTTAGATGAAAAAGGATTGTACTGGCAAAGACGAAATGCAACACCAAGAGTAAAAAATATATATGAAATTATACAGAAATGGAATGAATTAAAAACAGGTGTACCCATGCACTTTAATGATTGTAAAAAAATATTTAACAAGATGAATAAAAACTGGGACAAGAAACTATTTAAGGCTATGGTAAAAGATCAGGTTTATGACATAGATACATTGAAAGATAAATATGGATTACAGACAGAAGCAGACTGGTTTGAGGCATTAGATGAATTAGGAAACGAAGACATTAGAAAGATATCAAAACTAATGAAAGCAGGAGAAGATTTATCTGGTACACCAAGGATAAGTATCTCTACAATACATGGGGTAAAAGGAAACGAAAGAGAGAATGTAGTAATTAACACAGAACTATCTGGAGCAGCTTATGATGCATATCAAAAGAATCCAGACGATACACACCGATTGTTTTATGTTGCCTGCACTAGAACAGAAAACAATTTATTTATAATCGAACCACAAAGGAAAAAAGCATATGACATTTAAAAAAATATACAAAGACCTAAAGAAAAAAGGTGTAGTAAATGACAAAGTAAAATTAGGAGATTTAAATAAGGTATGGGACAAGCAGCATGGTGGGAGTCACTACCAAAAATATAAAATTCAACCTAGTAAGTTTGTAGTAGAGAATGAATTGCTATACCCGGAAGGTTGTGCTATAAAATATATTATAAGGCATCGTGACAAGGGAAAGAAACAAGATTTATTGAAAGCAATACACTTTATAGAGATGATAATTGAAAGGGACTATAATGAAACCAATATTTAAACCTCAGACAGAGTGGTTACCACCTCAAGAATTTCCTAATTTATCAAAGTATGATGAGATCTCAATTGACTTAGAAACAAAAGACCCAGATTTAAAAACTATGGGCTCAGGATCTATAACTGGCCGAAGTAATGTAGTTGGTATAGCAGTAGCTGTTAAAGATTGGTCAGGGTATTATCCTATCGCACATGAAGGTGGTGGCAACATGGATAAGAACATGGTCATGAAATGGTTTCAAGATGTTCTAAATACACCTGCTACAAAGATATTTCACAATGCGATGTACGATGTATGCTTTATTAGAGCTGCAGGCCTTAAAATCAATGGTGTTATTGTAGATACCATGATTGCTGGCTCTCTCGTGGACGAGAATCGCTTTCGATATGATTTAGGTAGTTTGGGTCGTGATTACGTCGGAGTAGGCAAAAACGAGGCTGTATTGAAGGAAACTGCAGACCATTGGGGCATCGATCACAAAGCAGAGATGTATAAACTGCCTGCAATGTATGTAGGTGAATATGCCGAGCAAGACGCTGTTCTAACCTTAAAACTTTGGGATGAAATGAAGAAACAAATTTACGCCGAAGATATAGAGGACATATTTAAATTAGAGACAGAACTTTTTCCTTGCCTAGTTGATATGCGTTTTTTAGGAGTTCGTGTAAATGAAGAAGGCGCTCACAAATTAAAGCAACAATTAGTTGCACAAGAAAAAGAATGCTTACAAAAAATAAAAAAAGAAACAGGAGTAGAAACTCAAATATGGGCTGCACGTTCAATTGCGCAAGTCTTTGAAAAACTTCACCTACCATTTGACCGAACCGAAAAAACAAATTCTCCATCATTTACAAAAAACTTTCTGCAGAACCATCCTCACCCTTTGGTGAAACAGATAGCTCGTGCTAGAGAAATAAATAAATCTCATACTACGTTTATTGATACCATATTAAAGCACTCACATAAAGGTAGAATACATGCAGAGATCAATCAAATTAGATCCGATCAAGGTGGTACAGTAACAGGACGTTTTAGTTACAACAATCCAAACCTGCAGCAGATTCCTGCACGGAACAAGGAACTTGGACCACTGATCAGAAGTTTATTTATACCTGAAGAAGGTTGTACCTGGGGTTGTTTTGACTACTCACAACAAGAACCACGTTTAGTTACACACTACGCAGCTCTTGATGGACTGTATGGTGTTGACGAAGTATTGGATTCATACAACGAAGGTGAAGCAGACTTTCATCAGATTGTTTCCGACATGGCCAACATACCAAGATCACAAGCTAAAACAATTAATCTAGGTTTGTTTTATGGTATGGGTAAAAATAAATTACAAGCCGAGTTAGGTGTATCAAAAGAAGATGCCGAAAATTTGTTTAGAACTTACCATGACAAAGTACCATTTGTAAAAATGTTAATGGAAAGTGTAATGCGTAGAGCACAGGACAGAGGTAGAGTTAGAACTTTACTTGGCCGAAGATGTAGATTTAATTTGTGGGAGCCTAACCAGTTTGGGATACATAAAGCATTAAAACATGAAGATGCACTCGCGGAACACGGACCAGGGATTAAACGAGCGTTTACCTACAAGGCATTAAATAAATTAATACAAGGATCAGCTGCGGACATGACAAAGAAAGCTATGGTTGACCTGTATAAAGAAGGTATAATACCACATATACAAGTGCATGATGAACTTGATATATCAGTTGATAATAATGCAGATAAAATAAAAGATATTATGGAATCTGCTGTTGACTTAGAAGTACCCAACAAGGTAGATTATGAATCCGGCCCGAATTGGGGTCAAATAAAATGATAAATTATGGCTTACTTAAATGCTAATATTCCTGTACAATACGCACAAATAAAAAGGGAGTATTTATATGATCTCAAAAAACATCATGGAGAAGTTGAAGACTGCATTATCTTCGGTATTAGCTGTATTACAGGTCGCGCTATCTTATGGCACGCACTTATGGAAAATGGCGCAATCTTTTATCGTCTCCCAATTACGGCTTTTATTCAACGTGGTTATGAACCCAAGTCTGTTCCACCCAAGAGACTTGATGAACTGGAGCTTTGGAATTCTTTTAGTT